CCTCCGGAGGAGGCGAGAGGGGACGTCGCTCCGACGCTGGAGACGATCGTCGAGATCGCGTCGAGCTTCGTCTTGTCGGCTGCGGACATGGAGCCCGCCGCGAGAGTCGTTGCAGCCGCAATGCCGATCGCCGGGGTCGCGCCTCCCGTCGAGGTGATAGGGGCGCTGCCGGAGACTGCGGAGACGCCTCCCGGAGCCGGAGCCGCTCCGGACCAATTGATCCCGTTCCAGGTCAGGACGTTGCCGGGGGTGACTCCGGGGACCATCCCGACGGTGACGGTAGTCCCGACGGTGACCGCGCTGATCGGGGCGGTCGCTCCGACGGAGGTGATTCCTCCTCCTCCTCCGCCGATGAACCCTGCCGCCGCAAGGAGCGCGAGGAGGTCTCCCTCCGCCGTCTTGACCGGAGGCGTCGAGCCTCGCTGGGAGAGGTAGGCCGCGATCGCCCCGTCCATCGTGGAGAGGTACGGGAGGACGGCGAGGCCCGAGGCCTGGAGCGCCGGGAGGTCGTAGGCCCCGGAGTCAATGACGCTCCCGGCCGTGATCGTCGCGGGACCCGTGAAGTCTTCCAAGACGAGATAGAGCGCCATGTCAGGCCACCGATCCGCGGATCGTCCGATCCGCCGCCAGAGTGTCCGCCGTCGGCCGAACATAGACCGAGCCCAGAACGGCCGCGACGCCCGCGACCGTAATCGCCGTGACAGTCCCGCCCGTCAACGTCACCGCCGAGGCCCAGAGGTAGAACCGACGAGACGCGAGGGCCGCCGTCGGGTCGTCCTGGGTCTGGTCGACGTCGGTCGCCTCGTCGAGAACGTAGAGGTCGACCGTGATCGTCTCGGCCGCAGGAGCGTCGAGGACAAGGTGGGCCGAGACCGGAGAGACGCTCGTCCCGGGCATGATCGCCGGGAAGCGGAGGAGCAACTCCGAGGGGACGTCGCCGGGAGAGGCGACGGGATCGGGCCCGACGAGGCCCGGGGACGAGGAGGCGACGGCAGGGAAGAACATGGCCGAGAGCGTAGCGCGACCGAAGGAGCGAGTCACCTAGCCTGGAGGTTGTGCTGACCGAAGACCGTCGGAGCGTACTGACGGGCTCCCTCCCGGGCGAACCACGACGCCATGAGCCGGTCCCCGGTGTGAGCCTCGGGCGAGTAGAAGAGGGCCTCCCGCATCCATTCCCGGGCCTCGGAGCCGACGTCGTCGCCCTGCTCTCCGCTCGGGACCACCCAGAGGTTGTTCCGCATCTCGACCGCGAGCGATTCGACGCCGAAAGACTCGGAGAACTTGTTCTGGGCCGTCGTGAAGAAGGGTCGGACCGGGAGGTGCCGGTCGCTCGCGAACTGGACGAGGAACTTCTGGGCCCCGTTGGACTCGACGAGGATCAGGCTCTGGTAGCGAGCTTGGACGTCCTGGAGTCGGGATACGATCTCCGGAGCGGTCCAGCGCCCGCTCTGGATCTCGACGACGATCCTCCTCCTCCTCCCGGTCGGTTCGAGGGCGATCGTGAAGAGGACGGTCAGCCCGTGCTGTGCGCTCTCGCCGATCCCGAGGTCCACCCCGGTGAAGCAAGGCCAGAGCTTCCCGCCCGAGACCGGGGCTCGACGGTAGGTCCCCCAGCCTCGACCGGCCGAGACCATCGAGTCGAGCCACGCCTGGGAGAAGCGAGAGGCCGAGTCGACCCGCACTTCGGACAGGTACTTTCTCGCGAAGTTCGGGCCGGTCGTCCCCGCTTGAATCCCTTTCAAACGCTCCACCGAGAACTGCTCGGGCCAGAGCGGCCGCCAAAGGTCCGGAGGATCGGACGGGTTCTCGATCGCCGAGTAGCGTCGACTTTGGTAGCCCGGACGCCTCGCGAGACGGTGCGAGAGGTCCTCGGTGTGCCAGGGCGTGTTGATCGCGTGGATGAACCCGCCCTCGACCACGCGGGTCGAGAGGGTCGAGTCGAACCATTCTTCGAGCTTGCCCATCTGGTCGGCCGTCCGGGTGTTCTCGAAGTCGAGGACGTCGTCGAGGATCGCGCCGTCGAGGCGAGAGCCGACGATCGGGCCTCCGACCCCGAGGGCCTGGACGCTCGGGTCCTTCGCGATCGTAGCGCGCTCGACCGTGATCGCCGTCGCGTGCCACGGGTCCTCCTCGTGCGGGCTCTGCCGGAGGTGAGGGAAGACCTCGTGGACTCGCTCGTTCCTTTCGATGTGGGCCTTGATCGACGCGATGAGCTTCGCCCCCTGGGAGGACGTGTTCGAGACCAAGGCGAGACGCCTCGACGGGTCGTTCCCGAGGAGCCAGAGGACGCGCCCGATCGCGATCTGTTGCGTCTTCCCGTGCTCGACCGGGGCCCAGAGCACCGCTCGGTCGTTCGCATCGAGGAAGGCTTGCCACTCGACGTGATGAGCCGCGTTCTGAAGTCGCTTCCCGGTCTTCTCGTGGGAGAGCGCGTACTCGATGAAGGCCGAGGCCGACCTCCGGCACGAGCGGAGGAGGAGTTCCTTCCGGGCTCTTGCCCGAGCGGCCCAGGCGGTCACGTCTCCTCGGGCCAGCGGCCGAACTCGACGAAGAAACGGAGGTCTTCTTCTGACCTCGAACCGAAGCCGTCTCCTCCTCCGGAGGCGTGGCGGGTGACGCTCTCCGTCTTGACGCTCCGCGTCAGGCCGATTCGGTCGAGGATCGAGTCCGCCGCCGCGAGGCGGATCTTCGACTCGTGGCTCCCGACGATCGCCTGACCGAGGGCTCCGATCGCCGCATCGGCGAGGAACTCCAGGCGGGCCTTGGCTCGGGCGACCCGGGCCTCCCGTGCCTCTCGGACCTCGGCCTTCGCGTCCTCGGTCCGGAGGACGTCGTAGACCGTCCGTTCCGCCGTCTGGAGCCGTTCGCCGATCTGCCTGTTCGAGAGCCCGTCCGCCGCGAGGGCGATCATCGCCTCCCGCTTCTGGTGCCCGACTCGGATCGTCCGCTTCACCTTGCCTCCGCCTTTCGTCCGACCGCCGGGAGGACCGTCACCCGACGAAGCCACGCCCGGAGGTCCCGCTCCCTGAACCGGACCGTCCTCGGGCCCGTGCGGATCACCGGGACGAGCCCCCGGTGGACCCTCACCCGGAGAGCGCCGACCGAGCATCCGAGGAGCCTCGCCGCCGCCTCGTAGTCCAGGAGAGTCTCGTCCGGGTCCGGAAGCGTAAGCCGCACATCAAAATTTTGTAACGTCTCGTAACGTCCCGCAAGCGGAATTCCTAGTGTTTCGCGAAGCCAGCCCCGGGCGGAGAGACGGAACGCAGGATTGCAGATTGTCGGGCACCGACCGCTCGGGAACGGGAAAGCGGAGACCCTCAGAGTTCGCCCCCCGACCTCGGCCCAGGTCCAGCGGAGCCGGTAGGCCCGAGGGTCGACCCCGAAGGCCCAGGCGACCTTCCAGCCGCAGAGGACGAGGGGATGGTCTCCGGCTCTCTGAGCGAGGGTCGCCGCCGCGGCCCGGAGGGTCATTCTGGACTCGGAAGGCCGGTCGACGAGATGGGCCCCCTCGATCAGGTCGAGGAGGTCCTGCCTCGTCTCCAGGCCAGCGAGGAGGGCGAGCCTCGTCCCGCTCTCTCCCTCCCAGGGTTCGGCCCAGGGAGCGCCGGGAGGAGGATGCTCGCCCACGAAGAGCGGAATCACGCCCGCTTTCCACCGTGCCGGTAGGGTCGGGTCTGGTTGTAGGCGTGTTTCCGGACCATCGCTTCTTCGAGGTCGATCCCGAGAGCGCCGCAGAGGTCGAGGAGTCGGATGACCGCGTCGGCGACCTCGACCGCGAAGCCCTCGGGCTTGCCTGCGATCCCGAGGTACGCGTCCAGCTTGCCGCGCCGGTACTCCTCCAGGGCCTCGGAGACCTCGGAGTGGACGAGGCAGAGAGCTTCGGGGATTCGGAGGACGGGATCGACGGGCTCTCCGGAGTCCGGGTCGGACCACCAACCCTTCGAGGTGGCGAGGGCGTGAATCTCCTCCTGCCAACGGACGATCGTCTTCACGCTTCCTCCGCCTTCCGAAGCGACTCGCTCACGATCTTGGGAGCGGTCGCGTTCCAGTCGATCTCGTGGTGGATCCGAGCGTGCGGAGACCTCGGGTCGGAGAGAACCGAGACCTTCGCACAGGACGGGGCATACATCACGGTGTAGAAACTTTTCACGTAGGTCCCCGCGTCAAGGTAGGCCTCGGTCAGCCCGCCCGCTTGCGACTGCGTCTGAGCTTGGTTCAACTGCATCTGCATGACGGTCAGGAAAAGGCCGCCCGCTCGGCTCCGGACGACGTAGGTGTTCACGTCGTCGTTCAATCGGCCGACGAAGTCGAAGCGACGGTCGACGCTACAGAAGAAGGAGTTCATCGCCTTGCGCTTCAGACCGTGCTTCGTCGCCGGAAGGCCGCCGATCCAGTCCCCTCCCTGCGAGAACGCGACCGTGAGCGCCGGAGTCGCCTCGTAGAACTCCAGGAAGGCCTCGAAGACGTCGTCCATCGTCGACTTGACCCGGAACGACCCGTAGTCCCCTCGGGAGTTGATCCGAAGGTAAAAGCCGCTGTAGTCATCGTCGAACTCAACGAAGAAACGGCAGCCTACCTTCGCCGCAAGGTCGAAGCAGACGTTCCGAGCGTAGAGGACCGTGCCTCGCCCTCGAAAGTTGTCGCCCTGGTCGGTCTTCGCTGCCGCCGCAGCCTTGTCGAAGACGAGAACCTTCTCTCGGCCGAAGCGCGAGACGTACTCCGGGAGGGACGCGTCTTCGTTGTCAACGACGAGGAACAACTTCCCTGTGTAGCCCGCCTTCGCGAGACTGTGGAACGTCTTCACGTTGCCCGGTCGCCCGTGCGTCAAGATGAAGACGCAGAAGTCGTCACGCATCCGGCTCTCCCTCGAAGTCGGCGAGGCGGCCGAGGGCGGAGGTCAGCGCTACGAAGCCGCCCTCAATAGCCCGATTGAAGTCTACGATCACGAGGGCCGAGGACTCCATCAGGCGTTGCGTCTTTGCGTCCGCGTGGGCGTAGAACTCAGCGATCCTTCCGAAGTCGAAAGAGGTGTGCCTCTCCGCCGCGAGCCGGAGGAACATCGCCACGTCGTCGGGAAGGTTCGACGCGTCGATCTGCGAGACAAGCTCCGACGCCTTCGTCCGGTCGAACAGCGCCGAGACCGCGGGCTTCTCTCCGGTCGGGACGTAGACAGGAGCCTTCACCTTCTGGGTGTACGTCGAGAGGTCCGGGCCCTCCTCCGCCGAGGTAGGATCCGACCCGTCGACCCGGAACTCGTCCGGGTTCCAGCCGAGATCCGCGATCTCGGCCTCGTTCTCCGCGCACTCCTGAAGGGCCTTCCGGAGGGCCTCGTCGTCCCATTCCGCAAGCTCCGCCGTCCGATTGTCACGGATCGCGAACCGCGTCGCCTCTCGGTCGTCCTCCTCGACGACGAGGACCGCGAGCCGCTTCCAGCCGAGCTTCTTCGCCGCCTGGAGCGTCCCGTTCCCGGCTCGGACCACGAGCGTGTCGCCGACCTTCTGGGCGACGACCGGCTTCCTCTGCCCGTGCTCCCGGAGGCTCTCGGCGATCGCGTCGACGTTCCTCGCGTCGTGCTTCCTCGCGTTGTGAGGGTCCGGGACGAGCGTCGAGATCTGGACCGCGAGCGGCTCCAACTGCGCGTGGATCTTCTCTCTCTCCTTCGGCATCACTCGCTCTCCTCGATCTTCAGTTCGTTGCCCCAGGCCGCCCAACCCACCCGAGGCCGCCTCGCGAAGAACTCCGCGAACGGGCCTCGGCTCCGAGCCTCCACCAACTCGTAGAACGCCTCGGGCTTCGCCGAGTGGACCCTCTTCCCGGTCTCGTCTCGGACGTGCTCGGCGAAGATCGCCGACGGGAGGTCCCGACGCTCTGTTCTGACCTCGAAGCCCTTCCCTCGCGTCGCGAAGAGGAGGGTCTCGTGCTTGCCTCGGAAGTACTGCCCGAGTCCTGGCTGGCGCTTCACCCAGACGACGTTCGAGACATAGCGGAAGCCGAGGGCGTCGATGACGTCGAAGGCCGCCCGGAGGTGGCTCGCGGTCGTCCAGAGGTAGAGGTGAGCGTCCTTCTCCGGGGCCCAGAGCCCGGAGTCGAGGAGGACCGGAGCAATCTCGCCGGTCTCCAGGAGCCCGTAGTGCCGGTCTGCCCCTCGCTTGATTCGTCCTCCGCCGGTCTCGTTCCAGGGAGGATCGACGAGGGCGGTCCTCCATCGATAGCCGGTCACCACTCCTCCCGGAGATGCGCTCGGGCTTTCAGGACGACCTGGGCGAGGCTCTCCAGCGCCGCCTGACGTCGGATCGCCGGAGCCCTCTCGGCCGCCGCGTAGAACTGGACCAGATCTTCGAGGATCGCTCTGGTCTTCGCGTTCTTCGCCGGAGCCTCGTCGACCGAGATCCCGACGCGAGCGGCTTTCAAGGCCGCGAGGCGTCCTCGCTCCAGACGCTGCCTCCGAGCACTCTCGCCTCGCTCTCGATTCGTCGACGTCGGGAGCTTCTCCGCCTCGGCGAGTCGAGCCCGGACGGCCTTGGTCGCGACGGAGATCGCGTAGAGCGCCATCGCCCTGTGCTCGCCTGTCACGGCTCCTCCAGGATCTCGGCGAAGCCGCGGAGGGTCTCGTAGGCCGCGGGCGTCATCGTGTCTCGGGCGAAGCCGTCGACCAAAAGACGGTAGGTCCGATGTCTTTCCGCCCTGCTCTGGAGTCGGCCGATCTCTTCGAGGAGCGCCGAGGACCTGATCTCCGCTCTCCCACGATCGGAGATTGCTCGGTCGGCGACGTCTCGGAGGTCGAGGTAGTCCCGGACTCCCTGCTCTTCCTCCGCCTTCATGCGCTCGAAAACCCCTCGGAGCCGCTCGACCTCGGCCTCCGCATCGTCGAGGCGCTCTGCGAGGCCGATCGCGTCGGCGGTGACCTCTCGGAGCTTTGCTTCGAGCCGCAGGTTCAGTTCGAGGGACGCCGCGAGGAGCGATTGCGTCTCATCGCCGGGACCATCGAGGACGCTCATCGCTCCCTCGCTTCCCGAGTAAACAGGACGGTCGAGCAGTTCAGCCCGTCGTTGTTCAGCGGTCCTTCGTAGACCCATCCGATCTCCAGGAGACGGTTCAGGATCAGTTCCCGGTCGGCCTCCGTCTGCTCTCGACAGAACGTGTAGGCGTACGCCTCCCTGCGAGGACTCGGGGCCTCCCGCAAGAAGCCGCACCCCGAGAGCAGGGCCGCGAAGGTCAAGGCGAAGCGGTTCATCGCCGCCTCCAGACCGCGATCGGTCGGCTGTGCGATCCGTCCGGGACCCAGCCCGTCCGCTCCCAGCCGTCGCGGAAGACCACTCCCATGAAGCGCCGGTCGACCGAGTCGATCGCCGGTCCGTGGCCCGTCGACCGAAGCTCCCGGAGGACGTCCGATGACGTGACCGAGCCGTTCATGTGAGCGAGGCGGAGGGCCGCCTCTCGGGCGAGTCGGACGAGGTTCGCCCGGAGGCTCGCGAGGTGGTCGAGGACCGCGTCCCGCTTCTCCTCCTCGGTCGGAGGAGCCGGAGGAGGGGGCTCGACCGGGATCAGGGCGAAGAGGTCAGTCTGCGTCATCGTCAGCCCCCCAGGTCTCGTCGGACTCGTCGCTCTGCTCTGCCTCGGGAGGCTCCGCCGCGTCTCGGATCGCTTGCTGGAATCCGGCCTCGAAGGTCGCGTCACTCCCCGCTCGCCAGAGTTCCTCGATCACCTCGTGCTCGCATCCAGGGAAGTCGGCCATCAGTTCGGCGACAACCTGGGCCGCCGCCGCTCGGATCGCCTCCCGGAGGTCCATGTAGGTGACGCCCTTCCCAAGCCCCAGGAGCTTCGCTCTCGCTTTCGTTTCCATCTCTTCCCTCGCCTTCCTGCGTCCCGCGGACGCTCGATCAGTCTGGTGACAGGTCTCGGAGAACTCGCCTCGCTCGGATGATCGCGCTCTCGATTCGGTCCGAGAGTGCGGGGCCCGACTCCTCGACCGCGTCGAGGATCTCCGCGAGGGAGAGGACCGGATCGGTGTCCGCGTCGAGCGACTGACGATGATACCGGAGAGCCGAGCAAGCGGCCTCCAGGGCCTCGACCTCGGCTCGGTCGAAGCTCTGCTGACGGTCGTTCCTTCCAGGCTCCGCGAGACGGGTCCGGAGCCAGTCGCACCGACGTTCCAAGATCCCAATTTTCGCGTTGACCCGCTCGATCCTCGGTCCGAGCGTCCCGCTTCCGTCGTGGTGCATGATCGGCCTCGCCTCTCTCGCGCTTTCTTCGCGCCCGACTTCGATGATCTTCCGCATCGTAGCCTCTCAGGACTCGCCGTCGAGCAAGACGTCCCCGAGGGTTGCCTTCCCGGAGAGACGCTGGACCGTGATTCTGTAGGAAGGCCGCCCGTCCCGGCCTCGGACGAGGACGTCGGCGAGGTCTTCGGACCCGGAGGCAGGGTCGGAGATCCGGACGTCTTCCTGGATCGCTTCGAGGACGAGGGCCGCAAGCTTCCTGGCGCTCATCGGACGACCTCCTCGACCACGACGAAGTCGCGGAGGATCCTCGCCTTCTCGGCGTTCGGCCACTCGGCGAGACCCGCCTTCGCGTTCTTCCTGGCCGCCTCGATCGTCGGCGCGTGCCTCGCGGGCCACCATTGACGGCCGCGCAGTAGGTAGACCTTCCACTCGTTCTCCACCCTCGCCTCCCTCGCGATCAAGTCGCGTCTCCGGAGTCTAGCTCTCCCTCGATCCGACGCTCCAGAATTTCGACCTGGGTCCGCAGAAAAAACCACCGCGTGTCCTCCGCGGTCATGTTCCCCACCGTCCCGGAGGCGTGGAAGCCGTCGTGGCACTTCCGGCAAAGGGGCACGGTCCGATAGTCGGACGTCTTCTGCCCGACTCCTCTCGGGCCCCAATGGTGAGCATCGCTCGGGGCTGGAGCCGCGCAGTAGCAGCACGGGAGAGCCCGGACGAGGCGGAGGTGTCGGGCGTTCCGAGCGGGCTTCATCCGTCCTCCTCCGCATACTCGATCGCCTGATCGAGCATCTCGTGGTCGGTGTTCTCCGCCGAGTGAAGCCTCCGGTGGACCTCCGCGATCCCGGAGGAGCGAGCGGCCCGGAGGGCCTCGGACAGGAGAGCGAGGTCTCCCTCCATCGAGCGGTGCCAGCGGTCGAGGGCGAGTTCCTGCTCCTCGTTCCGAGCCCGGAGGAGGTCCTTCCCGGTGTAGTGCCCGACGAGGCGGAGGTAGGTCTGCCGGAGGAGACGCCAGACCGTCGCCTCCCTCGCCTGTTGCTCCGAGATCATGCTCCCTCCAGGGCTCGAACGAAGACCTCGACGCGAGGCGTCCCGTCCGGATCGAGCATCTCCGCGGAGAGCTTCCTCACCATAGAATCGTCCTCCCAGAGGACGCGGTTCAGGCCGTCGAGGACGGACTTCGCTACGTTGTCGACGTCGAGCTTCCGCTTCATTCTCCGGACGATCCGGAGGTCGACCTCGTAGGATGCCCTCCGAGGCCAAGAGGCCCAGAGACCCGCAGCTTCGAGGGCTTTCCAGCCGGAGAGACCCACCCACTCCTCGTAGAGCTTGGTCGGCTTCGGCGTGTACCACACCGCCCGCTTGTTCCCCGGGCCGAGGGTCGCTCGACGAGGCCTCTGTTTTGGCTGCGGAGGGCCGAGGACGACGAATCGGACCTCCATCACGAGACGGCTCCGTCTCGCTTCCGGAGGAGCAGGGCGAGGTCGTCGACCGTCAACTTCTGGTCTCGATCGGCCTGGAAGTTTAGACCTCCCGCGATCTGGACGATCGACCCCTTCTCCTGAGCCTTGCGGAAAGCCTCGACCCAGCGCACGCCCGCTCTCTGACCGGCCTCGTACTCCCGGAGCGTGTCGCCGTCGTCTCGCCCCCTCTCGCCCTCGTAGGCAGAGAGGGCCGCTCGGGCTGCCCCGTGGAGGAGTTCCCCGACCGCTCCGATCACGAACCCCATGTCGTCGACCCCGATCAAGCTCTCCGCGGTCAGGCCGTCTCCGATTGTCTTCTGAGCGTCCCGGTAGACCGAGACCGAAAGGCACGCGAGTTCGTTCAAGAAAAGGATCCCGTGGGGCTTCAGAGTCTCGGGCCCCATCGTCGCCCTCATCTGGGCGACGAGGGCCGCGAACTCCGGACGCATCCGGAGGGCGTAGCGTCCCGCGTCCTCGGCCTCGATCTCGACCATGTCGCCGCTCTCCAGGCGGAGCGAGCGGAGCCTCTCTCGGAGCAGTTCCTCGTTGTTGTTCTCGTTCATCGCCTTCACCTCTCCTCGTCTGCGTCGTACCAGGACGCGTTGTTCATCGTCGGTCCCGCGAGCTTGACCGGCTCTCCTCGGATCACGGCCCGGACGTGCGCCTCGACGTACACCTTCCGGTCCGCGTAGGCCTTCGGGATAGGTCCCGGGATCCGCCACTCGCTCAGTAGCCAGCCCTCGACGTCGAGCCTCGCCGCCTCGACGTTCGGCTCTCCCGGGATGCGCTCCAGGATCGCCTCGTAGGTGTCCAGGCAGGAGAGGAGGGCCTGGACGTTGCCCTCGGCGACGCTCTCCACTTGCCAGATCGCGTAGCGCCACTCCCCGTACTCGCCCAGGAAGGAGCGGTCTTCGGGAGCCTTCGAGCGGGAGGCGAACCGGATGCGCTCTCGGATCGCCCTCTCGTCCCGAGGCCACGTCGGGTCTCGGAGAGGAAGCTCCGGGCGACGGAACCGGCGGAGGCCTCGACGGATCTCCTCGGCAACCTCGAAGCGGACGGAGAGCCTCTCGTCCGCCCCGGCCTTCGGGTCGTAGAGCCGACCGAGGGCACGGGCGAAAAGCTTCGCCGCCTTGACGGGGTTTTCAAGCGAGGGATCGAATGATTCTGTTGTAGCCATCTACGTCTCCTGCGGCCCGGAGCCGCTTCGCTTCCGCCATGAGGGAGGCCCGCTTCGCCGCCTCCGGATCTTGCTCCGTCTGGATCGGAGCTTCTCCTCCGTTGAGTTCCCGGAACCGCTCGACGTTCGAGCCCGTCCGGAAGATCAACTCCAGATCGTCGTACCGGACGCCTGAGTCGTTCAGGCCCGAGTGGAACGCGCTCGCCGCGCACCCGTCAATCGCCCTCCGGAGGTCATCCTCCGAGTATCCCTCGCGGAGCCTCGCGAGGATCTTCCTGGCTCTCTCGGGCGTAACCTTCGCTCGATGATGACCCGTCCGCTTCTGCCAGTAGCTGAAGACCCGGAGCGCGACGTCACGAGGGCTCTCGGCCTCCTGGGCCTGAGGCACGAGCGCAAGCTGGGGCCCTCCGCCCATCGTCTCCGCGAGCTTCGCGAGGTCTGCCCTCACGTCCTCTCCGCGAGCGTAGCGAGCCGCAAGGTCCGCCAGCGTCGCGAGGTGTTGAAGTCGATCCACCCGTCTCTCCTCTCTGGGCTCTGGAGCCCGCTCGGACCTTCCGCTCCGCGCTCGACCGAGTCAAGCGAGGAGCGCGAGGCCCGAGCCTATCAGACCTCGCGCAGGGTCAGAACGGGATCTGATCCTCGTCGTCGTCTCGGCCGCCCATCGCCGCGCTCTCCTGCCGGTCGAGCACCCAGCCGTCAGCGACTCGACGCTGGTCGGGCGTCATCGCCGTGTAGCGTTCAATGTCGTTGTTCGTGAAGCCGCCCTCGGTCCGGAGAGCGACGCGAGCCGCGAAGGGTCGATCGAGGAAGACTCGACGGAGGTCCGAGTCCTTTCCGAGGTCGAACGAGTCCTGCTGACCGAGGAAGGCGCACCACGTCGCGAGCCGCTTCATCGCCCCGGGCGAGCCCTGGTTCAGGGAGCAAGCCGCGAAGAAGGAGCGACCGGCGAGAGGTCCGCCGACCACCTGGAACTTGACCCGGAGGTACGGGGCTCCGGCCTTGCTGACCTTCTTCTCCAGCCACGTCGCCGCCAGGATGTAGTCGCCCGCCGGAACGGTCTTCGAGTCTCCGCCGCCGCCGCCGTCTTCGGAGTGCTTCTTCGGGTCGAACATCATCGCGCCACCTCGTCCTTCTTCTCGGTCTTCTTCTCGGCCTTCTCGTTCTTCTTCGGTTCCTTGGTCTGCGGAGACTCCGCGGACGCGATCCTCTGAACCCAGGAGGCGAAGTCGCTCGTCTCCAGGTCGAGGAGCGGGCGGAACGGCTTCAGGAGGTAGAACGAGGGCCCGACGGTCCGGATCTCGTAGGCAATCTCCCTCTGCCCGTCCTCGCCTCGGTCTCTCAACGCCCGAGACGTGATCCCGACCACGTTCACGCTCGCCGCGAGAACTCCCGGGAGGGCTCGCATCGGGAGCGACGGGCCGACCTGACGTGCCGCCTCCTCTCCTTCGCCGACCGTCCGATCGTCCTGGAGAGCCAGGAAGAGGACGTGGACCGGAGCGTCTCGGAAGGAGCGAATCAGCCGCTCGCAGCGGTCCCGCAGCGCGGACCAATGGCGCTCCGTCCAGCGTTCGAGCCCGTCCTTCGCCTTCTCCGGAGGGCTCTCCTTCCGGACCTCGGCCTCGACGAGTTCGCAAGCGTCGGTCAGGGAGTCGAGCACGACGGTCTCGGGCCACTCGCCCTCGTGAGCCACCTCGCCTCGGCCGGTCACGATCCGGAACGGCTGATCCTTCGGCCCGTGGAGGGCCCGGAGGACGTCCCGGTAGTCCTGGAGGTTGTCCATCGCCAGGACCGTCGGAACGGGGACGCCTCGTCGCGCCGCCGCCGCCTTGATCGACCGGAGGCCCTGCCTCTCCGAGAGGAGGATCAGGGGCTTCGGAGCCGAGACTCCGAAGTCCGTCTTCCCGCTCCCGGGAGGCCCGTAGAGGCCCGCCTTCACCCACCGCTCGTTCGGGTCTTCGTCTACTCGTCGCATGGTCTCTTCCCTTTCTTTCGAGGCCGAATCCTCGTGCCTCGCTCGGAGCCTAACACCACGTCAGGCGTCCTCGTCCTCGATCTCTCCGGTCTCCTCAGAGGGCCAGAGCGTCAACTGGGCCGCGTTCTCGACGGCCTCCCGGAGCCTCGACTCCGCCACCTGGAGGTCGTCCTTCGCCGCCTTGACGTCCTCGATCTTCTCCGCCTTCGCCTCCTCCAGAGCTTGCCAGGAAGACTCGACGGCCTGGAGCTTCCCGGCCTTGCTCGCCTGGGTCTGCTGAGTCCCCGCCTCGATCGCCTCTCGGAACCGAGCCTGGGCCGCGTCGACACGCTCCTTCGCCGTCCGCCTCGCGTCCTGGAGGGCCTTCTGGAAGCCCTCCCAGGCTCGGAAGCGGGCGACGATCTGTCGCTCCCGCTCTCCGCCCTTCGCGATCGCGTCAGCGACCGCTTTCTTCGTCTCGTCCTTCATCCTCGCCTCACCTTCCTTGGTTCTAATCCTCGATGGTTCGCCGCAAGTCAAGTTCAGAACGGGTCGGGCTGCGCCACCTCTTCGGCCTCTCGGATCTCCTCGTGGGCCGTCGTCGCGACCCGGAACAGGCTCCGGAGTTCCTGGGACTCGGGCTGGAGGCAGATCGATCGGTAAGCGCAGGGAGGCGACCACGGAGCCGTGCAAGCTCCCGGGCTCCGGGTCAGCAAGCTCGGGTCGTCCTTCGCCTGACGAATCCGGCTCGCGTCGAGGAGGGCCTCTCGACGCCAGCGGTCGATCTCGGAGTCCGACCTCCAGAACGCTCGACGAGAGACGAAGACGTCCCCGCGCTCTCGGAGCCCGTGGAGGCGATCCGCCTGGGCCTCCGTCCTTGGGACCCCTCGGGCCTCCTGGGCCAGTAGGGCGGTCTCGTAGACCTCGGACGTCGTGTCGATCGCCGCGGAGGAGACGAGGCCCTTCAGCGTGACCACGGGCTGCCTCGGAGCCGTCTTCCGGAGGACGTTGTAGATCACTCGACCGAGCGGAGCGCGGCCGGAGATGGCCCGCGACCTCTGCTCCGGCGTCAAAAGGCCGAAGAGAGGGAGGGCTCGTTCCTTGTCTCGGATCAAGACCTCGCGGAGGGCCCAGAGGTAGCCCGCGATCTGCGGGTCCATCTCGACCCTGCGATCGATCGAAGAGACCGGCCCGCTGGTGGTCTTATGGTCGAAGATCACGACGTCTCCGGCGACAGGGTCGAAGGCGACGAGGTCGATCACGCCAGCCCACCGAAGGTGGGAGACCGCTCGACCGATCGAGGATCGGAGGACGACCTCGAAGGGCCACTCGATCGCGAGGGGAATCAGGTCGACCGCGTCGTGCTGGAACCGATCCCAGTACCTAGCCAGCATGATTTTCGCGAGGTCGGCCGTCTGCTCGGACTCTTCGACCGCGTCCTCGTTCGGCTCGGCGGAGGCGGCCGCGACGAGTTCGTCCCAGGCCCGGAGCTTCGCCTCGCACGCTGCCCTGGAGATCGCCGAGAGGCCCTCCGGCGACAATTCCTGATGCGTCCCGGCCTGACGGGCCGCCGCGATCTCGCGGTAGGCGGCCTCTAGGCCGGAGTGAATCGCCGAGCCGAAGGCGAGAGGCCGAGCCGCCACTTTCGGCCGGAGCCCCTCGCGGTAGGCGAAGCTCCACTTCTGAGGGCACGTCCGGAAGGTCTCCGTCTCCGAGTTCGTCAGGACGCAGAGCGTCCGCTTCTTCGAGTGCTTGGTCACGTTTCTGCCTTTCTCGGGCCCGGGGCCCGTCAGATCGAGAACACCGCGTCGACCTTCGGCGAAGCGCCGCCGAGGTCCTCGTGGTCGATTCGGGTCGTGCTCGCGGCCCGATCGGAGATCGTCTTCCCGAGGTCGCATCCGATCGCGATCGCGTGGAGCGTCGCGCCGGAGTCCCGGACTCGGTCGAGGCCCAGGGAGATCCCGGAGAGGTCGTGGTCGACCCCGTCGGTGATCAAGACGACGTCCGCCTTCTTCCAGGCCTTCGAGCCCGAGGTGAGGCGACGCTCGGAGTCGGCCGAGATCAAACCGGCGGAGGCCGAGAGGGCGTCGCCGATCGCCGTCCCGCCGCCAAGGAAGCCGCCCAGCACCGAGAGGATCTCCTCCAGGCTTGCGCTCTTCGGGGCTCGGAACTCCGCGATCGCGCCCACCTTGCCGGAGAAGGGGACGACGGCGAAGGCTCGGTTCTGACGCTGCGCGATCTCCAGCAGAGCGAGGGCGACGGCCTTCGCCCACTCGTCGCGAGAGCCCTGCATCGAGCCGCTCTCGTCGATCGCGACCACGATCGGGCCCTGGGCCTCGACGTCCCGCCCGCGGAGCCGGTACTGGAGCGCGCTCCGCTCCAGGAGTCGGCGGAAGAGGACGGCCTCCAGATCCGAGTCGGCGAGGAAGACCGACTCACTCGGGAGGAGGCGGCCGAGGTCGTCTCCGCACTCGACGTCGCAGAGTTCCTCCCGGCCGTGGTCGGCCTTCGTGCTCTGCTTCGCGATCGCCTGGGCCTTCAGCCGACCGGCGAGACGGGCGATCCGGCGGAGCTTCGCCGAGCCGCGGAGAGCCGCGACGGCCTCCGGACGCTTGCCCTGGCCCTTCGATCCGGGCTCCTTCGAGCACCCGAGACCGGCGAGGGCCTCCTGGGCCTCGTCGACCGCTTCCGAGGCCGAAGCGGCCGCCCGACGGAGGGCGGATCGAATCTTCGCCGCGCTCTCCCGAGCCTGGGCCGCCGCATCCTCGTCGGACTTCTCGGCCCGTGCGAGGTCGCCGATCGCCCTGGACAGCTTCGAGAAGAGACGCTCCGAGGTCGGGTTCTCGGCGAGAGCCTCGCGGAGAGCCTCGGCCTTCTCGCGTGCCTGAGCCGCGTCCTCGGAGGGAGGCGTCGAGATCGGGGCGAGGACGTCGAGAGCTTGCGAAGCCGCGAGGCCGCACGCCCAGGAGTCGCCCTCGGCCCGCGCCTGAAGGGCCCGCCACTCCGGGAGGCTCTCCGCCTGGGAGAGGATCTCCCGGGCCCAGGAGGAGCCTTCGACGGCCTCGACCCCGAGACCGTAGAGCGATCCGAAGACCTCTCGGGAGAAGCCCGCCCAGGCCGCGGAGTCGTGGCGGGTGATCGAGTCGCCGAAGGCTCCGCCTCCCTGGGCCTCCTCGACCGCGAGGGAGCGAACCCAGGAACCGACCCGCACCGCGCCGTCCGCGCCGCCCTGCATGATCTCGATCGCCTTCGCCTGATCCATCTTGCCTTGCCTCTCTGACGGCTCGACCGTCGAGCCTTTGTATAGACTCGACGGCGAGCGGGGTCAAGAAAGAATCATCGTCAGAGCGAGAGGAGACGCTCGACGGCCTCGCGGAGGGTCGCGCTCCGGGCCTGGAGGTCGGAGGCGATCGCCTCGATCTTCCGCGCCGCGCTCGGGCTTGCCGCGGACCGGAGGGCGGAGATCCGCTCCAGGCCCTTCCGGACCTCTCGTCGGGCCGAGACCGCCCGAGCCTCGAAGCTCCCGTCCGACTCCGCCGGGACCTTCGCGAGGACCTCGACGAGGCTGTCCGCGATCTGTTGCGCCTTGGCGAGTTCCTCCGAGGCGAAGCCCGCGACGAGGGCCGCGACCTTCGGGGCCTGATCGGGCGTGTTCCAGAGCGCGTGAGCGAGGACCGCGAGGTGCTCGACCTCGACGGCCTGGAGACCGTCGAGCCAAGCGGCCGCCCGGAGGAGCGCGCCGCACTTGCGCCACCGACGGTCGGAGGCCGTGATGCCCTCGGCCTGGAGCTTCGCCCGGAGCGAGAAGAGGGCGTCGATGACCTTCTTCGGGAGGGCGACCGCGTCGACCTCGGCCTGGGCCGCCTCCCACTCGCCGAGGGAGATCGAGACCGAGGCCCGGAGGCTCTTCGTCCCGCCGACGATCGCCGCGAACGAGTCCGGGCTCTGGACGTAGTCCACCCAATGCCGGAGGACGAACCGATCCCAGAGCGCGCCGAGTTCGGGGCCCTCCGGAAGCTCGTTCGAGGCCGCGACGCACGTCACGAGCGGGCACTTCTGGATCCCGGTCCCGTTGTGGAAGTGCCTCTCGTTGATCACGCCGAGGAGCGAGTTCAGGACCGCGGAGTTCGCCTTGAACACCTCGTCGAGGAAGGCGACGTGGGCCTCCGGGAGCTTTCCGGTCGTGACGCGCTCGAAGCGGTCGGCCTTCAGGCCCGAGAGACTGACCGGCCCGAAGAGTTCCTCCGGCGAGGAGAAGCGGGAGAGGAGCCACTCGAAGTGGTTCGCGCCCGAGAGGGCACCCGCGAAGGCGCGAGCGAGTTCGGACTTCGCCGTCCCCGGAGGGCCGAGGAGGAGGATGTGCTCGCGAGCGAGGGCCGCGATCAGGAGGGAGTCGATCTCTCGCTCCCGCTCGCAGAACGCGCCGAGGAGGGAGGAGCGGAGGGCCAGGACCTGGGAGTGGACGGTCATCGTGACTTGCCTTTCTGCGACCCGCAGTCGCGAGTTGTGTTTCTAATCTCGAAAGGCGGAGGGGTCAAGAAAGAATCTTGTCCGCTCCGCCTTGGCTCGACTGTCAGTCCCCGAGGATCGCCGCTCGGAGGGCGTCGCGGGCCTCCGAGATCGAGGAGAGGAGTCCGTCTCGCTTCGCTCCGAGGACGTCCGCGTAGGTGTCGACCTGGGCCGCGAGTTCCTCGTAGCGCGCTCGACGGGAGGAGATCGCCTCGTCGAGGGCCTCCTGGGCCTTCGGGTCGGAGGACTCGGAGCGGAGCTTCGTCGCGAAGGCCGCCACGTCCTCGCGGAGCTTCGCGAGCTTGACCCCAAAGGCCCCCTCGACCGCTCGGGCGGCCTGGGCAAGGTGCTTGTCCGAGCCCGTGACCTCCCAGACCTCCATCGTCGAGGAGCCCTGCTCGGAGACGAATCCCGCGAGAGCCTGAAGGCGAGCGAGGTGGGTCTGCGGGACGAAGTACACGCCTCCCGCGTCGCCGCGGAGGTTGACCCCTGCAAGCATCGGGTCGTGCGTCCGCCCCGAGAGGGCGTGGTGGAGCGCCGTCGCGAGGTCCTCGCCGGTCGCGTAGTCCAGGCTGTCGAGGTAGAGGGCCGAGACCTCGGCCGCCGCCGCGTGCTCGGAGTTCTCCAGGAGGATCGAGCCGTCCCGCTTCGAGACCATGATCCGGGTCTGGTGAGCGTAGCGAGCCTCGGCCTGGGTCTCGTCGGTCGCTCGGGAGGAGAGGGCGACGATCACCTGATCGACATCGTCGCGAACGACGTCGGCGACGAGGGCCGCACGCCCGAGGCTCGCTCGACGGCACGCCCGCTTGATCAGAGCCTTCGCGACTGGACGACGCGGGACCGCGTCGCCCAGGCCGATCGCCTCGAAGGCGGTCCGGAGGTCGTCCCAGCGAACGCGGACCTCGGAGAGCGACCACATCGTGATCGCGCCGACAATGTGCGAGCCCTCACCGCGAAGAACCGAGCGAACGTCCTGGATCGTCATGTTTCTCTCTCCCTTTGCTGGTCCCCTTTGGACCAAAGCCCCGTGCCGGTGTCGAACCGGCGGCCGTCCTCTGACGGGGCTCTTCCCCTTCAGGGAAGGACTTCGACCGAGAAGACCGGACCAAGGCCCGCGAGCTTGCGACCGCGATTGACAAGCGAGGCGACCTCCTTCGCCCACTTCTTCGCGTCGGTGTAGGTCGAGGCGGGAGCGAAGACCGGCCCGCCGCCGAAGTCGAAGGCCCAGGAACCGTAGCCGCGGGGCTCTCGGCCGTGCGAGTTGACGTAGCCTCGGGTGCAGAACTCGACCTTGCTGCTCATCTTCGTTTCTCCTTCGCTGTGGCCCTGCGCCACGAGTGATGTTCTAGCCTCGAAAGGAGAGAAGTTCAAGAAAGAATCTTTGATTCGGTGCGAATTCTGGTCGACCGCTTGATCTGCCTCGGAAGATGGGGGAACTTGTGCTCGTGCCCTCCTCGGAGGGCTTGGGGCACCCACCCTAAGCGGCCTCGCCGCGAACCCTGCGTCCGGGGCTCGGACGTCAATCCTCCGCCTGGATAGCCTCCGGCGGACGAGGGTCAGCCGCGAGGAGACGCGCGCCCCAGGAGCGCCGAGCCGCGGGAGGAGTGGGTGTCGCGGGACCGAGCCTCCAGAGAGGCGAGACCGCGAGGCCGACCGACTGACCGACGCGAGGACGCGGACCGTCGAAAGGGCCCTCCCTTGCTCCCTGCTCTGGGGGGTGAGGGGGGACTCCCTCCATCCCTCCGCTCGGTCCGCTCCCGTCAGGTCGGCGAGGCAGGAGATCGAGCGAGGCCAGCGAGAGCCGTCAGGAGGGCGACGATCGGTGCCCGATACTCCTCGGGGGCCAGGACGCAGATCGCCGTCGTAGCGATGACGATCGAGACGATCACGGCCGCTTGGGGACCATCGATCTTCGGGAGCTTCATCGGCCGTGCTTCCTTTCGAGGTCGGAGTCCGTTCGGCCGCGGACGGCCGCCAGGGTCGCGTCGAGAGCCGCGAGGACCGCGTCCCTGTGGCCCAGGCCCTCGGCGAGGGAGATCACGGCCCGGATCGCCTCGACCGCGAGGCGGACGACTTGCTCCGCGGTCACGGGGCACCTCCGATCGCCGCCAGGGCCGCGTCGCACCGAGCCCGCTCGGTCGCGAGGTCGGCTCGGTCCTGCTCGTAGGTCGAGTCTTCGCGGTCGACGATCGCCCGCTCGTTCGCGGTGCATCGGGCGACTTCGGTCGCGTAGCGGGCTCGAAGCTCCGCCGAGGCTCCGCAGGACGCTCCGAAGAGGAGCGACGTCCCGAGGACGACGGCAAGACCGTGGAGAGGGGTCGCGTGCATCCGTTGACGGTAGCACGAAAAGGCGAAGCCCCAGGTCTCCCCGAGGCTCCGGCTCCGTCTCCGGAGCGATGCGGGGCACCCTACCTCGCCCTCCGATCGTGTCCGCTCCGGGATCGTCCGTCAAGTGTGCGCGGGAGGCCGGATCGTCGTGCCGAGCCGCTCGACCTTCCTCGCGAGTTCCTCCACGCGACGGTCGCACTCCGCTCGCTGCGTCTCGCCCTCTCGGCGGAGGTCTTCGACCCGTTGATGACAGGCCCGCTCGTTGCGAATCGCCTCGTCGTACAGCTTCTTCGCGTCGTTCAGATCTGCCCTCGCGTGGCTCAACGCGTCCGCGACGGCCTGGGCTGTTCGAGCTTCGCTCTCGGCCTTCATTCTTTCGGCCGTCGCGTGCTCTTGGCTCTCTCGGGCCTTTGCCTGGATTGCTCCTCCGATCGCTCCGGCGAAGCCTCCGGAGCCGAGGATCGAGACCGCTGCAACCAGCACATCACTCAGGCTCATACTGCTCCCGGAGGGTTGACGGTCGGACGTAAAAGTCGTTCCGAGTCTCTCCGCAGTCTACTTCGACGAGGCCGATCCGCGAGGCCCGATCTCGGTCCATGGCCCCACCCCAGTCGTCGGGCCGCGAAGCGCAGGGAGACGCGACGTCGCCGCGCACGATCGAGCGAGCGTGGTCCAGGAGGTCAAGCCAGGGCCGACGATAAGAGACCCAAGGGGCGTGCCTCTCCACCGAGCAAGGCTCGCCCGCCCGACGGCAGACGGTCCGGATCGTAGGCCAGGACGAGGGAGCGGTCCCCGCTTCGTCGAGTTGGGAGACCCACGCTCGGTTCGTCGAGCCCCGGAGAGCCCTTCCCGAGTAGGCGTAGGCCGCGCCTCGGAAGGTCATCCCGTGCCTCTCGGCGACTCGGAGGAGGACGTCGTAGATGGCCGCGCACTCTCCGCGAGCTTCCCAGCCCGCCTCGTGCGCGCAGATTCGAGCCAGGAGGAGCGCGTCAGGCTCTCTCCGCCGGTCCTGCGACGAGGCGAGAGAGGGCAGGAGGAGGACGGTCAGGGCGAGGAGGTAGCGCATAGGCCCCTCGGGGTAGCATCACGACGGAACGGAGGCCACGAAGCCCGCCTCCCGGAGAGCCCGGGAGAGTTGGGTCCCCGCGTCGGCCTTTTGAGACGAGACGTGGAGGTGTTCGAGGAAGCCAGACCATCGCTGGACGGCCTCGTCGGAGATTCGATCGCTCGCGATCTCGACTTCCCCAGCGACGCCCTTCCCGGGGACTCGCATCGGAAGAGCGCACTCTCTCGCAAGAACCGCGCACAGTCGGACGTAGCTCTCGATCTGAGCCGGGAGGAACGCGACCTGTCGGACCTTCCGGCCGTGGACGACGTGCTCGACCTCCGGCCGAGGACGGCCTGGGTCGGACGGCGGAAAGCCCTTCGAGACGACCTCGACCCCGATCGACGTCTCGTTGACCGCTCCGGCGTGGAAGGCCACCGTCGAGAGGGCGTCCGCGTGTTGCCAGACCTTCCCGGTCGCCCCGATCGTGAAGTGGATCGAGAGCGGAGCGGGCTTCCCGTCCGCGTCCTTTCGGCCTCGAAGCGCGTCGTACACACGCTTCCCATCATCGTCGCCGTTCGTCGTCCCGGCCTCGCCTCCAGTCCAATGACCGACGACGTGGCGCACGGTCCCCTTGCGCTTGCGGCACCCCGCGTACTGCGAGGGGTCGAAGAGGAGGCCGGTCTCTCTCCAGCCGAGGATCCACTCCGTTCCGGCGACGATCTTTCCTCCGAGGACAAGCATCAGACCGTCCACCCGACGACGTACACGGAAAGTTGCTGGGCCGCCGCGGTGCAGAGCGTGTTCACGTCGATCGCGTCGCCGAGGGAGCCGCGAGGCCAGTCGACGAAAGACCAGACCTCCGTCGTCGTCGAGCCCGTTCCGTTCTCCTGGCCCATCGACTGGTAGGACCACCCGAACGTGCTCCCGCTCGCAGCGACGCCCAGGTCAAAGCGACCCGTCCCCACGTTCAGCGACGTCTCGACGTGGACCGCGAGGCGAACGGACGAGGCGTGCTCCGGGACGAAGCCCGCGAGGTTCACGGCCACGGTCCGAGTGTTCAGGACGGCCGAGGGGACCGCGTCGAAATAGGCCCGGACGAAGTGCGTTCCGTCGACGGGAACGCCCGCGAGAGAGAACGCTCCGAGAGGGAGCGAGCCCTGGTGCGCGGCCTCGATCGAGGAGACCCAGCCCGAGTTCGCCGCGTTCCTCCGGACCGCTCCGACGCAGACCGCGTCCGAGGTCGAAAAGAGCGACCACGGGACGGGAAGCTGGATCGGAGCCGACGGGAGGATGGTCCCGGCGGAGGGAGGAGTCGGAGAGACGCAGAGCACGCCCTGGAAGTCGGCTCCGGAGACCTGACCGGGGCTCGGTCGGAGGTCGAACGCGGACCAAGGGCACAACCAGAGGTAGTACCAAGTCGACCCCGCGAGGACGGTCCCGGGCTCCAGGACCGAGGAGGCCGTCAGGCTCCCGGAGTAGAGCCCTCCGAGCTTTCCGGCGGGACCGACGACCGAGGCCGAGACGAAGGCCGTGTTCGACGGGACGTCAGGCGTCGAGGTCGTCCTGATCGTCTGGTGCAAGATCTGACCGTCGATGCTCCGGCCCTCGGAGTCAATCTCCGGCAACGGGCGGACGTCCACGATCTGGAGCGGAGCGCCTCCGCCCGCCGGGAATTGCACGGCCGCCAACGGCACCCAGTCTCCTCCGACCGGCAGGGGCACGTTGGCTCCGCCCGCGGTGAGTTGGAACTGGATCGAGTTCGTCAGGAGCTTGTTCACGAGCGCGGGAGCGAAGGTCCCCGTCCCCGGGTTGTAGATGTCCCGGACGACCGAGGACGCGACGACCTGGGTCGCCTGGGCCTCGACGAGATACCAAGTGTTCACGCCCGGAACGGGCCCCGCGATCGTCGCGGGAGTGTCGAGCCGCGAAAGCCGGTAGTCCGAGTCCAGAGGGCCAGGGACGGGAAGCACCGTCGCGCTCTGCTGACCAAGGACCCCGACTCCGACCTGGAGATCCGAGCCCGAGGCCGTCACCGCCAGACCGGCGAGGAAGGGCTCCGTCGTCTCCACGAAGGCCGCGCCCTGGACCCGAGACCGGAAGAGGAACCGCGCAAGCTCCGCGAGCACCCGAGCCTGGACGCTCTGGAGGTTGTTCGTGTCCGTGGAGAGCGCACGCTCCAGGTTGTTGATCAGGACGTTGTCGTTGCCGCTCATGGTCTCTCTCTGTCAGAGGTTCGGGTCTCTCGCCAACACCCAGCCGACTCCGGCCGCCCGCGCACGGTTCACCGCATCGTAGAGCGAGGCAAGGGCCGCGAGATAGAGCCTCGGCGATCCGTCGTAGAAGTTCAGGGCGTCCGCCGTCGTCGCGTCGTAGGCGTTCCGAGGGTAGGGGGCATCGTAGGAAAAGCCGAACTCTCCCTGGTTCCCAAAGGCGACGAGGAGGACGAAGAAGGTCACGGAGGAGAACTCGTCGACGTAGACCGGCGAGCCGTTCGAGAAGAGGTCGAACGCGTCGTAGGGGTGGAAGTCGTAGACGAAGCCGAAGAGCCCTCCAGGGTCTCGCGTCTCTCGGAGGTCGAACGCGATCCCGAGAGGCGAGAGGACGCGAGAGGCCGCCCGACGAATCGCCGCCGGAGAGACGACGTCGTCGAGCGCGACGAGACGGGCCCGGAGTTGCTCGTCGCTCTCTCCGGGCTGTCTCCCCGTGTTCCGGTCGGCCGCGATCGCGTCGAGGAAGCCGTGCCGCCCTCCCGAGAGCGCGGAGGACTGCGAGACCGTCAGGCCGAGGTCGCCGAACTCCTCGACCTCCGCCTGGGTCAGCGTGTCAGGAGCGACCAAGGGAGCGCCGTCGAGGACCGCGAAGCTCGTGGGGCCCTGGGTCACAGAGAGGATGCGACGCGGGACCGTGCCTCCGTTCGCTCCGCCGACGAGGCGGACGTACTGTCCGATCATCGCCTGGGTCAGGCGGTCCGGGACTCCGGTGTCCCGGAGGACGTTCCCGGCCTCGACCGTCGCGCCGAGGATGGTCGCTCGACCCCGGAGAGCGAAGCGAACGATCGAGCCCGCAGGGACGTTTCCCTGGTAGCCCGGACGGACCGCCCGGACGGGAACGGAGTAGGGTCCGAGCGTCCCGGCCGGGAGGAGGACGTCTTCTGTCGCCTCGACGAAGATCCCGTCCAAGATCGAGCCGTCCGGAGATCGGACGTCGGCGACGAACTGCGTTCCCTGGGAGAGCGTGATCGCGCCCGTCGCCGGGGCCTCCCGGGAGACCTCGATCGAGCCCGACGCTCTCACGGCTCCCGCCGACTCCGGAGCCGTCTGCGTCGAGTGAGGCCGGAGGTAGTAGGCCTGGGTCGTCGTGTTGAGAGCGTCGCTCAGACGAGCGAACTGGGCCGCCTGTTGCGCGTAGACGTCCAGCCCTTGCCCGTCGCCCTCGGTCTCGATCGGGACCGTGTAGCTCCTCGGGAAGAGCGTCCGCCAGAGAGCCAGGAACGCATCGTAGTCGGTCGGGTCGAAGGCCACCGATCACTCCGCCTGGACGAGGTCGGCTCGCGTTCGGATCACCTGATTCGGAGCCGGGACGAGGTCGCCGACGGGTTCCTGGACCGCGTCATCGAGGACGATCACTCCGGGGACGCTCCGGGCGACCGAGAAGAGGAGCGAGACGGCGAGGGTCTCGCTCGGGCGGAGGTTGTTCACGGCCGCGACGGTCGCGCTCTGGATCTGCGAGAAGGCCGCCGTCGTGTCCACTCCCGCCTCGAAGCGGAGGCGGTAGAGGATCGGGACGAAGTTCGGAGTCGAGCCGACCACGTCGACGTAGATCCCGGCCGCCCGATACTCCAGGAGGGCCGCACGAACCGCAGCGCAGAGCGCCGCGTTCGCCTGACCGAGAGCGTCCGCGACGTAGAGGGCCACGCGGCCGGTCGGGATCCCGAAGGAGTCGGTCTCCTCGATCGCCGTCGCTTGCCTCACCCCGGGGACCGTGAGGGCTCCGAACTCGATCGCCGCGAGCGTCCCGCGTCGAGCCGTCCGGAAGAAGTCCCGCGCTCTGGCCCGCAGCCTCGCGTCGGTCTCGGTCTCGTCGCCGCCGGTCGCTGGTGCGTTGTTGGTTACCTGGACGAGAGGGTCCGAGAGAGGAGCCGCGAGGGAGTTCAGGGAGGAGGCCGCGACGTTCCCAGCCGTCCCGGCCTGAGACGCCCGAGCCGTCGCCGTCACGGGCCCCGTTGAGCCAACGGGCAGGGTGGCGACGGTCGTCGTCGCGAACTGCGTCCCGTTCGCCGTCGCGACGATCGTCCCGACCGGGATCGTGACGCCCGGGAGAGCCCCGGAGACACGGAAGAACGAGAGCGTCACGATCGCCGGAGTCGCTGACTTCCGGACGACCGTCGGAGAGAAGCGGTCACCCACGAGGCGATCGAGGTCCTCTCCGGAAGCCCCGTCGAGGAAGAGCGCGGAGACCCGGACGGCAAGCTGGCGGACAGTCTCTTCGGCCATCGCCGAGGCGGACGCCGTCACGATGTTGATGTCCGAGCCTTCGGTGAAGACCTCTTCGGCCGTGATCCGCTGGCCCGCGGGACGTGCCGCCGACCGGATGAAGATCTCGTCCGCTCCGACCTGGAAGAGGTCCGCTCTGGTGGGAAGATCCGGCACGCGTCAACCTCCGCTCGTCCGGAGTCGGACGGGCACCGTGAGTTCCTCGATCTCCCCGTAGCGGTCCTCCACGCGAATGTCGAGCACGACGATCCCGGGGGCCTGATCGGACGCGAGGCGAGCCGAGACGCGGACGGCTTTCACGTCGGGCTCTCGGGCGATCTGAGTCTGGGCTCTCGTCTGGAGTCGACGGAGGAGATCGGGAGAGATCGTCCCCTTCTGAGGCTCCGCGAATCCGTAGCCCGCGAGGTGGAAGTACTCTCCGATCTGCGTGACCGCTCTCCGGAGAATCCTCTTCCGGAGGTACGCCCGACCCGAGGCGTTGGAGTAGTCCCCCCTGTCGTTGATCTGGAACGTCCCGAGAGGAGGAGGATCGACGAGGACCGCGTCCCGGAGGATCTGAGGATTCGAGAGGTCAGACGGGACCTCCCGCTTCGGCGGAGCCGGGGCGAGCCTCGTCGGAGGCACCGTCCCGAAGACCAGCGTCGAGCACAGCGGAGCGATCGGCAGACCGTGGACGTCCTCGACCATCGTCGAGCACGCGATCCGGTAGGTCGCCGGAGCCGAGAGAGGCCCGTCGAGGAGCACGCGCACCGTCAGGGTATCGACCCTCTCGACGCTCTGGCAGAGACGCACGGTCGCGTCGTAGGGAGACTCGGCCGAGATCGTCCAGTTGGCCGGGAACGTCGCGTCGTGAACGTCGGCGGAGTCGGTCGCCCGAGGCTCGACCGAGAAGGCTACGAGGATCGCGTTCAGAGCTTCCTGGACGGCCGACGCGACGTAGAGAGACGCGCCGGAGCCGAACGGGCCTCCGCCGAATCCCATCGAGCCGAACGCGCCTCCGCAGGGATACGTCATGGGTCAGACGACGAGGAAGAGGGCCTGGGCGTCCGTCTGCCCTCCGGAGAGAGCCGCGACGCAGACGTGGTACCAGCCCGCCGCGAGGAGAGTCCCCGCGCCGGTCGCGATCGGAGCGTCGTAGTAGCCCGCCGCGAGGTTGGGCAAGGTGAGGAACGTCGCCGAGGCAACGGCCGCGTTCAGCGGCGTGAGGTCCGCGTATCCCTGGAGCCCGACTCCTCCGCCGAGGTAGAGGCACGCCCTCGACTCGGTCGAGAGGACGCGAGCGGTCGGGAGGTAGATTGCCCCGATGATCGCCGGGGTCGCGTTGTTGTGGCTCCCGGTCAGGAAAGTGTTGATCGAGCCGTCGATTCGGACCCAGGAGTCCGTCGTCCCGCTCTGCCCTCGCTTCAGGTAGAGCGCGTCGGAATCCGCGTCAGCGGAGGCCGAGGAGAGGGCGATCGAGCCAGCGTTCGCCGGGATCTTCCCTTCCGGGTCTCCCTCGGCGTGGAAGACCTCGACCGATCGGATCTCCCCGAGCCTCGTGGAGAGAGCAATCGCCTGGACGTATTCGTCCGGGTCCACCCCTTGCGGGGTCTGCTGGAGACCGATCGAGCCGAAGTGCTGCCACGGGAGGTTGTTCGTCCCCGTCGACTGACCGGAGATCACGAAGGCGTGCTCGTGGAGCGTCGCGATCGCAACGGTCCCGGCGTTCCCGGGCCCCGCTCCTCCGTCCGGGCCCTTCAGGCCAGCGTCGAGCGTGAGGTTCGCCGCGTCGCCTCCGGGAAGGACTCCGTTGCCCGCGCTCCCGTCGCCGCCAGCGATCGCGAGGAGGTAGCCCTGCTGTCCGACTCCGAAAGGAGTCGAGGGGGCCACGTCGAGCGCGGAGGCCCCGTGAATACCGTCCGCCCACAGTTCGAGCTTGTCTCCGCCCAGGTCTCCCAAGGTCACGACGGAGACGGGAGAGGCCGAGGTGATCACGGCGTGGAGCGCGGGGCCCGTCGCCCCGAGGGCCGTCGCCTGGAGATCGAGGAGAGGAGTCGCGCTCCCGGTCACGTCCGAGATCGAAACGGGAGTGGCGGCCGCGAGCGAGATCGTCGATCCGAGGTTGTAGGCGGCCTGGAGCGACCCGCCTCCGCCTCCTCCCGCCTCGACGGCCGCGACGAGTTCGGAGATCGACCTCCACCAGCCCCAGGAGGAGCCCGAGGTGAAGGGCGGGAACGCCTCGTTGTTCTCCGAGTCGGCGATCGTCGCCGAGCCAGCGGAGAGGAGCGTCGCGGTCGGGTTCGCCGCTTCGTTCGCCGCCGGAATCAACAGAGACTGAACCGGGGTCCGGACACCGAAGATCCGGATCTGCCTCGCCTCCGTCGGGAGGCCCTCGTCGACCACAAGCTCGATCCGATACGTCCCGGCCTGACCCGCAGTCGGCGAGAAAGTCCAGACGGTCGCCGAGGTCGGAGCCAGGGAGGCGACCGCGGTCACGTCCCCGGGCGGAACCCAGAGGAGGCGGAACGTGTGCGTGGTCCCGCTCCCGAGCGAGGTCAGCGTCACGAGCGCGCCCGTGTCGAGGCCGTCCGTGCGAGCGAATCCAGGCGACCCGAGAGGGAGGCCCGCCTGATCGATCCTCATCTGTGCGGTCACGCCGCGAGCGTACACCGCTCGGGCGTCGAGCGCACTACTCGCCCAGAATCCGCGACGAGAGAGCCCCCTGGAGGCTCGCCCGAACGGAGGCGATCGAGGTCGCGAGGGCCAAGGCCGCCGCCGCCGCGACCGTGACCGTCACGGCCGCGTTCGGAGGGGCTCCCGGAGGAGTCGCGAGGGCCGTCGCGAAGTCGTCGAGCGCGTCGAGGAGAGTCCCGAGGGCGGACAGTTGGTCGTTGCCTCGGACGAACGCCTGGGCCGCGTTGTCCTCGGCGAGGTAGACGGTCGGAGCGAGGAGCTTCGTCGAGCCCTCGGCCTTGACGCGCCACGTCTGCCCAATCTCCTCGTCCACATTGTGAGTCGATCGGAGGAAGTGCGTCGCCTCCGCGAAGGCCTCGTCGACGCTCTCTTCGTTGACGCTCGACGGCGGAGGGAGGTCAGGCGTCGAGAGGATCCCGACGATCACAGGAGTCCCGTTCGCGTCCCCCTCGGGCATCACGACAACGACCTGGACGCCGCGCTGGATCGGCTCCGATCGGGCGACGCCGTCCCCGGCGTAGCTGAACGAGACGCGACACGGGATCGGGCCCTCGCCGTCGAGTTGAGAGCCCGTGATCGTGACGTCCGCGATCCACCCGTAGTCGGTCTCCCAACGGATCGCGTCAGGGTCGTCGTCGACCCGGGCGAGGAAGACCCACGATCGCTGGTCAATGCCGGGAGCGGAGACGACCTCTCGGAGACGTCCCGCGTCGAAGCGGGTTCGGATTCTCGATCGAGTCGCCATTCAGCCCGCCTCCACTCCAGTCTCAACGATCGCACGAGACCGCTCGATCTCGCCTCCGAGAACCTCCATCTTCGCGTCGTACTCCTCCGACGAGAGCGCGCCCGACTGACGAAGCTCGGTCAGCGTCTCTCTCTGAGCGTAGAGCCCTCGGAGGTCGTTCGCCCACCGATCGGTCCTGGTCCCCACCAGAGACGAGACGTCGGCCGGGAGGGTCGGAGCGAGTTGGACGGCCGCAGCGGCTTGCTCTTCCGAGGCGGGCCCCGGGCTCTCTCGGACCGTCACGAAGTTGATGAAGTCGGAGGAGATCTTCACGCCCTCCTCGCGATCCCAGTTCAGGCGGACGTTCTGGACTCGGAAGACCGTCTGGTTCGCCGTCGCGTCCTGGATCGCCGCGAACCTCTCCGCGACGGATTCGGACCATCCGATCGACCGGAGATAAGCCGCCCGGGACTGTCGAGAGAGGCCCGCGATCTGAGCCGCAGAGAGCGGCTCCGGTCCGGTCGTGTACGGGAGGCGAGGGCCTCCGGCGATGAGAATCTCCACCGCGTCCCCGGAGTCGAGCGCGAGGAGGTCCGTGCCCTCTTCCTCGCTCTCCGAGTAGCTCTGCACGTCGTAGGTCTCCCAGTTGCCCTCGATCTCCTGACGCCCGATCGAGTCGAAGAGGTTCCTCGCGACCCGCTGGAGGAGTTCCCCGCTCGTGACTCCGGTCACGAGGTAGGTCTGGATCCTCTCGCTCGGGTCGTGACCCGAAACAGAGGTCTCGTTCGGCCTCTGCGGAGTGGTCGGCGGGCTTGTCTCTCCGAAGACTCCGAAGCCGCTCCCGGGAGGACTCGGCCAACGGGCCCAACGAGTCCGCCCCAAGGTCGCGTCGTAGCATCGGACCTCGATGGTCGGGACCTTCACGCCTCCGAGCTTCCTGGCGAACTCCAGGTGGGAGAGGTTCCGCCCGTAGACCATCCTTCGGGCGACGTCGCGCCCGACGAAGTAGGTGCGGGCCTCGACGATGTGGAGTTGGTAGTCGTAGACGATCGGGATCAGGCCGACCTTCGCCGTCACGTCGGTCAGGTGGTCCCAGACGCTCTGGCGCTGGTCTCCGCTCCGGCGTTGCTGGGCTACTCGGCCTCGACGGGCTCGGGAGATCGGAGGCACGGCTTCGAGCGGCACCGGAGGCGTCCCTGCGTTCCGCTGCCCGGGTCGACCGTAGACGACCTCGATCCCTCGCAGTTCCGCGTAGCCCTTCAGGAAGCTCCGCACGCCTCGGTCGATCGGCTGGGAGAGGTCGACTCCGGTCCCGGTCGCCAGCGGCGTGTCGAAGCAGATCGCCGAGAGGTCCCGGCACTCCAGGGAGATCGTGTCGCCGTCCTGGTCGTCGTAAGAGATCGTCCACGAGTCGACCCAGCCCACGAAGCGGGTCGTCCCCGCAAGGCGAGAGTCCGTGCCCGTGAGCGTTCTCGACCTCCCGACCATCGAGACCAGAGAGCCGTCGTCTCGACGCTCTCCGGCGACGCCCGCCTCGTAGTCGGAGGCGTCGACGACCCCCAGCGTGATCTCGATCGCCGCCGCTCGAATCAGGCGAGGGTCGAAGGGAGCGTCCGAGTGCGAGATCGTGACCGACGCCTGATCGGCCTGACGGATCGAGTTCCGCTCGATCTGGACCGAGAGAGGGATGATCGAGCCGAGCACGACGCGGTCGTCCGGAGAAGGGCCTCCGATCGGAGACGGAACGGCCTCCGCTCCCGTCCCGGCTGCCGGGACTCCGGCCTGGGCGAGGAGGGTTTCCCTTTGCGCTCGAAGCGCCGCGAGGCGAGCAGAGAGGATCGAGGGAGGGAGGTCGTCCGGGTTGTTCTGGAGGATCTCGATCGCCTGACCTACGTCCGAGAGCTTCGACTCGACCATCTCCCGGGAGAGCGTCGAGGAGACGGCCTCGGAGGCCGCGTCCGCAACGTCCGGAGAGGCCGCGCCCATCGACCTCCGGAGGGAGCCATCGTCGGCGTACTCCTCCAGGCGGAGGACAAGCTGGACGCGAGCGGAGGGCCGGATGATCGCCACGTCAGACCCTCGACCCGACGGGTGGGATCGCGATCAGGGTCCCGGCTCGGACAATCGAGCCGACGAGGCCATTCGCGTCGGCGATCGTCTGCCATGCGTCCGCGTTGCCGTAGTAGGTGATCGCCAACTGTCGGAGCGTCATATCCCCGGGCACCTGAACGGCCGTCACCGCTCCGGGGACGAGCGTCTCTGCT